CTAGCCGAACGCGTCCTTCCATTTGCTGGCCACCTGGCTGGCGCCGCCCAGCAGGCTGGAACCGATGCCGAAGGGTAGCGACTGGAGCGCGTTGGCACCGGCGGCATCGTAGGCGCTGGCCGAGCCCTGCTCGCCGAGGCCCCGCGCACGATAGAAGTAAGCCTTCCAGGCAGCGTTGTTGCGGATCGCGGCGAGGTCGGTGGCGCCGGCCCTGGCCGCGTCGCCCACCAGGTCGAGGTTGCTGCCGGCGTTCACGTCGCCGCCCTGGGCCGCCAGCGCCGCGCGCTGCTTGCCTTCGAGCTGGCTGGTGGTCAGCTCCTGCTTCTCGGCGTCCGCTTCGCCCTGCGCCTCGGCCTGGCGGGCGTTGATCTCCATGAGCTGCTGGTTGTTGCGCGCCACCTGGGCCAGATAATTCGCCTGGTTGGCCTGCGCCGCCGCCTGCTGGCTCTGGGCCGCGACGCTGAGGCCCGTGCCGATGACGGACGAGGCGATCGCGATGAAAGGAGCTGCGGCGCCCATTACGAGCTCCGCCTGCCGAGCGACGACGGGCGGCAGCGCTTGTAACCAAGCGCGAGAGCCCACACCGTGCCAATTGCGCACGTTCTCATTACTCACGCCTCCCTGTAGATGCGCCGGAAGCCGCCTTCGGCCGGAGCGATGTCGAAGCCGAGCCAGGCGAGCCAGCGGATGGCGCGCGTGTAGTCGACATGGACGAAATTGATCAGCGGCGAGGCCTCAGCGAGCATGCGCTTCACCTGGCGCTCGCTCTCGACCATGAAGCGCCGCTTGTGGCGTTCGCAGGCCGGCCCGGTGAGCAGCCACGGCACGCCGTGCCCGCCGACGAAGGAACTGAGGCCGAGGCCGACAATCGCCGCCACTTCCTGTCCATTGGGGCCGTCCACAAGGTACGTCTCGGCCCACACCGAACGCGCCATGCTCTGCGTGATGGCCTGCTCCTTGCCGATGCCGTAGGCCGCCACCTCGCAGGCATCGCCGTGACGCAACACGATGGCGCGGGCGTGATCGCGCGTGGCCGCCACGATTTCGATCATCCGTCGCCTCGAGCGCAGTCGAGAGGCCTTCTCTCTACGAATGGCCGCAAATGGTACAGAGAAGGTCCCTCCGCCCCGCGCTTCGCGCTCCGGTCGGGACGACGGGCTTCAATCGCCAATGGCCACCTCCGGGATGAGATCGAGGATCGTCATCGGCAGCGGATAGGTCTGCTTCACATAGAGCCTTCCGCCGCGGTTCCATTCGGTCGGCACCTGGACGGCGAAGTCGCCGTTGTAGGGGCTCATCGCGGTCCCCAGGGTCTCGCTGCTGCGCTGCTTGACCTCGACGGTGGTGGCGGTGTCGGCCGAGCTGCCGGGCGGCACGTCGACGGCGATGCCGATCTGCACGCCGCGCGCGTCCTTCACCCGCACCGTCACCTGGGCGATTTTCTTCATCTGGCCTTGCACAGTATTACCGCCAGGAGGGCCGCCGCCGGCCGGCAGCTCGAGGTTGAGCGTTTCGAGATCGGACTCGTAGGGCAGGCCGACGATCACCTTGCTGTAGCTGCCGTCGAGCTGGACCGTTCCCGTATTGTCGACGACCTGGCTCGGCACCACAGAGCCGTCGCCCAGGATCGCCACAGTCTTGCCGATCAGGTGGTTGAGGCCCGAGACGCTGGTCACCGGCGCCCCGGAATAACTCAGCGCACAGTCGAGAAACCACATATCGGAGACTGTGGCCCACGTGCGTGGCGCCATGCGCTCGACGTAGCGCCGCGTCACCCCCTGGATGGTGCGGTTGACGATCAGGTAGACCGCATCGAACAGGCCACCCGAGCCGTCGGGCTCGGGGATGGTGCACACGCTCTCGACGATGCCGTCCGTCGTATGGCGGTGCCAGGCATAGACGTCGTGCTCGCGCATGTAGGTGAACCCCAGCAGCGCGCCGTCGCTCCGCACCATCCAGACGATGCGGAACGGCTCCTCGGCATAGCCCCATTCCTGCACCTGGTACTGCCCCGTCGTGTCGTAGACCATGTGCTGGGCGAGCACGCTGCGGTTGGAGGCCTGCCACTGGTCCTGCAGCACGTCGAAGCGCAGCTCGATCAGGCTGTTGCCGCGCTCCTTGACGAACAGCAGCGCATTCTCCGTCCAGATCGGCGGGAGCTGGTTGCAGCCGTGTGAGGTCTGAGCGAGCGTGTAGCAGGATCCGGGCGTCAGCGCGTTGGCCGATGGGCCGGGCCAGCAGCGCCACTCCGCGCCGCTGGTCATGATCAGCATTGAGTTGCCGCATTCCACCAGGTGACGCACCTCGTTGACCTGCCGGCCGGTCAGCGCGCGGGTGATGGCGTCGGTGTCCTTGGTCGGCTCGCTCACGTTCATGTTGTTGAACGCGCCGGTGTTGGAGAACCACAGGGTCTGCGGGTAGGTGGTCGAGTTCCCGAACACCTGGCGCTGCTGATAGTAGGTCGTGCAGCCCGGCCAGAACGTCGCCCCGCCGGAGAACGGATTGCGGCTGCCGGGCGGCGTGTTGCCGATGTCGGGGGCGAGGTTGTTGTCGGTCCACGAATTGGTCTGCACCTGGGCGACGAAGCCGAAGATCGAACCCTTCTGCTTGTAGATGTTGTAATTCGAGCAGCCGGCGACGGCGGTCCAGGTCCAGCTATCGTTGGCGCTGGCGCTGCCGACACCCGCGCACGGCAGAGATTCCTCGCCGGTGGCGTCGTTGATCGCTGTCATCTGCACGAACACCGTGGCGCCCGGGGATCCGGGCGTCAGGCCGGCCGGCGCGCTCGTGCTGGGCGCGAAGGTGATGACCGTCAACGTCCACGCCGCATGCCCAGTGCGGGTCAGGGCGCGCGGCGCATAGCCCGGATGCGTGAGGGTCATGGTGTCGGCCGACTGCACGAACTTCAGCAAGGCGAGCTCGGCCGCCGCGTAGGGCGTGGCGAGGGTGTAGACCGGGCCGGACGTCACGAAGCCCGGCACGCCCGCGTTCAGCATCACCACCTGCATGGTGAGATGCCCGAACACCAGGGCGTAGTTCTGGCCGCCGGGGCTAGCGCGGAACTGGAAGGGGATCAGCCGGTGGCGCTGCGTGCTGTCGTCAACCTCGCCCACGAAGCGCGTGCCCGGCCGGTTCGACGCCCCGCCGTGCGGATGCACGATTGTGTTGAGCATCGTGCGCGCGCCGACATGGAACTTGGCGAGATCGACCCGGCCATGGAGAAACGGCGACAGCTCGCCGGCCGCAAAGGAGGGTAGAATGACGGGAAGGGTTGCCATCAGGCAACCCTTCGGCGGGCGGCAGCGCATTCTGATGCGCGAGAGCCCGCTGTGTGGAGACTTGCGCACGCCGGCTCCTGCACAGCGGAAAGATCGCGCACACAGGTGCGCATCGTGGTGTCCAGGCGAGCGGGTATCCGCTTCGGAAAGCCCGCACCCGGAACCTTTGATCCAGGACAAATCGAGGCAGCGGCAGCGAGGGTATCAAGGTCCATGGTGCCCCCTCTTCTCTTCCGCTGTCCGAAGACCGGCCTGATGGCGCAGGCCGTGGTCGAGCTGGGCGAGGCTCCGGCGGACGGCAGCAAACTGTACGTGCCCATCGAATGCCCGGCGTGCCGGGGGCTTCACCTGGTCAATGCCGCCACCGGCAAGCTCCGGTCCGAGGAGGACAGCGAATAGGCGTTGTGTGCTCATGCGCCTGCAGCGAAGCGAAGGCGCACGGTTGAAGTTGCGCACCATCTTAGTTACTCGGCTTCTCCCACCACGGCGGCCAGGCGCCGGCCGGCCAGACCTGGCCGATGGCGTCGAGCCTGTCCTCGAACCCGCGCGCCTGCAGGGCTGCCGGCATCAGTGTGCGGTTTAGCGCGCTGCCCTCGTTGGCCATGTCGGCGGCGGCATGGGCGAGCGCGCTCAGCCACAGTTGCGTCAGCGCCCTGACCCGCTCCTCCTTGCCGGTCAGCTCGAAGCAGACGCGACTGGCGAGGCCATAGACCACGGCGTCGACGAAGCCCGCGTCCCAGCGCAGCGGGTCGGTGACCTGCGCAGTGTAGATCGCGCTGATCGGGCTGGCGTTGCACAGGATCACGCCGATGTAGGCGCCGGTCGAATCGACGTCGGCCGCCAGCTCGCAGAATGTCTCGGGCAGCGACAACAGCGGCACGTCGTTCAGCCGGCGCAGCCGGATCAGGTCGGTCGGCAGTCCGTACTTGTAGAGCCAGCGCTGCGGCGGGTTCTGCAACTGCGCAAGACTCACCGTCATGCGCGCGAAGTTCCAGTCGAACGCCCGCAGGGTGCCGTCGCGCACCAGGTTGAAGTGCGTCAGGCACGCGTTGGCCTCCGGGCTGCCCTCGTTGATCGAGCTGATCTTTGAGCGCGTGCCGCAATGGCTGATGGCGGCGTTGCAGATCGAGGTGACGTCCGTCATCGGGCGTCACCGAGGGCGGGCGGCAGCGCCTGTAGCCAGGCGCGAAAGCCCGCTGTATGGAGGCTTGCAGAAGGTGACTCGACCACGCCCCCGACTCGCCCGAAAATGCCGGCTTTGCGGGGGAAGATTTGGTCTCGGAAGAAGATGTCGCGCTGGGTCGGGCGGCCGCGCTTTTGCGCGGCGCCGTCGGCGCCCTGGTGATTCAATACGCCATTCTGGAGCACTGGATCGATGGAATGGTCGCCTGCCTGTTCATGCGAGTAGATGGCGCGCGATCCATACGACAGCGTTACCCGTTCAATGCCGCCGACGAGGCCGATTTTCTTGCTCGATGCTTTGCAGACCTTCCCGCGCTTGCCGGCTTCAAGAATGAGGCGCTCGACCTGTTGGCAAAGATTAGGCCGCTCGCAGAATTGAGGCACAACGTTGTCCACGGTCGCATTTGGGACATGGACCTCAACAGCCTTGAGATTCAGTTCAGCCGCGTTTTCAAAGACGGCGAGGGAAACCCGATACGCCGAACATTGACCATCACGGGACCAGAACTCACGAAAGCGGGACACCAGATTCACGAGCTAAATCCCGCCGCCATGAAGCTGTGCCATCGCCTCGTCGATCAGTTTGGAACGGAAGACGACAAGAAGAAGCCGCCTGGCAGCTAACGAGGGGTTCTCTCCGGTGTCCTGCCAATCGTAGAGAAAGTCCCCGACCAACTCGGTTAGCTGTTCCGCAGCCGGCGTTGGCGTTGCTGGGGTGGTCATCGGGCGGCAACCACCGCCGCCGGCTTGTCCGCCCGCGCCTCGCTCGCGGCCTTGAACTGGCGCAGGCGTTCCAGCTCCTGGCGTTCGTCCTCCTCGAGCGGCTGGGGCCGCGCCATCTTGCCGACCCTGGCCTTGGCCACCTTGGCTTCGGCGTTGAGCGGCTCCAGGTTGTCGCCGGGCTCGCCTTTGTAGCTTACCTCGTCGCCGTCGCCGTGCAGGGCGAAGCCGTCGAAGAAGCCGCCGATCACCTTGTAGCGTGCTGACATTGGTTTCTCCTTTCGTGCGCAATGGGAAGCGCAGGCTCGATCTGCGATCGCGCCTAGTTGGTGCCGTAGATCTCGAAGAAGTTGAGCAGGATGTCGGTCGCCGCCGTGGCGGCGTTGCCGGTGACGGCGAAGATCAGCGCGCCCGACTCGGTCATGGTGAGCAGCGACGGAGCGAGCAAGGTGCTGGCCGCGGCGCCGGTGATCGACGGCTGATGAATGCCGAGCTGGGTGTTGGCTCCGCCCGCGCTGTACTTGTAGATCGACGCCTGGATCTGCCAGCCGCCGCCGTTGGTGGTGACGGTGCCGGTCGAGGCGACTGCGGTGCCGCCCGAGATCGTGCTGCCCACCGTGGCCGTGGTGGCGCCGGCGAACAGCTTGATCGTCTTGTTGTTGCCGGTGGCGCCGAAGCTGCCGGCGGCGGTGATCTGGATGCCGCGTCCGAAATTGTCGAACGAGTAGGCCGGCAGGGTGAACGCCGCCAGCACGTTGTCGGCGCCGGTCGCGCCCGGCTGGATGCCGGCCGAGCTGATCTGCACGCCGAGGTTGCCGGACGGCCCGAACGGGCCGTTGCCGTTGCCGAAGCCGAACTGCGGGATCTGCAGGGTCGGCGGCTGCGGCGAGAGGAAGGGGGCGGATGCTACCATGAGATGTGTCTCCTAAAGGTTGAGGGGAGGCCCCTCGCAAAGGCTCGGGGCTTCGCCCAAGGGGCTCAGGCGGTGTAACCGACGGGGTAGCTCTTCTGGATGTCCAGCGAGGGCACCAGGGCGGCCTTGATCGTGCCGGCGGTCATGGTCGCCGTGGCGATCACGTAGGTGAGCTTGAGGAAGCGGTAACTCGCCGGGCTGACGGGGATGCCGCCGGCCAGGAACTTGTAGCCTTGCGTCAGCGAGGCCACGGCGATGGCCGCACTCTGCTCGAGCACCACCCAGGCGCCCGGGATGCCCGAGCTGTCCGGCGCAGTCGCCACCTGGACCTGCAGGGTGGCCGAGCCGCCCGAGGTGAAGGCGGTCGTGACTTCGGCCAGCAGGAACAGGTTGTGCGGCGTGGCGCCGTCGCCGATGTCGCGCGTGACGCCGAGATCGATGATGTTGGTCGAGTCCGTCGAGCCGATGACGGTGGGGCTGTCGCCTGCGTCGGCCGAGAACTGGTTCTGTTTGTCGATGAGCATGTGAGAGGTTTCCTTTTCGGAAGAAGAGGAAGAGAGAGAAGAACAGTGCGCAATGGGCTCGGTGCGGCCTCTCGCGCCTGGTTACAAGCGCTGCCGGCCGCCGATCCCGAACCCGAAAGCTCGGGTCAGGTGACCCTCGCTTCCGTATTCGTGACCTGGTCGCACAGGCGGATCGGGATGCCACGAAAGGCGGTGTAGGGCTTGCTGTCGCGGGTCTCGATCGTCAGGTAGTTGTTGGCCTTGCTCATCGCCTGGGTATCCAGCGCGGTGCGCACGGTGCGGTTGCAGTAGAACGCCGTGTTGATCTGGCCCGGCCGCGTGCCGCCCGGGGGCGGGCTGTTGCCGGCCGCCGCCAGGAACGGCAGCTTGTTCACCGCCGTGATCATGTAGTTGATCAGGTTGGCGACGGTGACCGCGCCCGAGGTGACGTTGATGTTGGCGATGCGCACCACGAAGCGCCAGTCGCGCACCGTGAGACCGCAGTCCCATTTGAAGTGCGTGCGATAGCCCTGGTAGACGTTGTTGTTGGCGTCGTACAGCGGCACCTCGCCGAGATCGCGCACCTGCAGGCCGGCCTTGCTGCCCTTGGGGAAGATGCCGTGGCAGGTATTCTGGCCCCAGGTGATCAGCCACATCGAGGTGTTGGTCGAGCCGTTGCCGGTGGCGTCGACCACGTTCTGGCCGTTGTTGGCGCCCGAGATCGCCGAGAAGCGCGGCGCCAGCCCGGTGAAGCGCTCGGGGTTGGCCTGCGTGTTGCCGTACACCACGGTCTGCTGCATGGTCTGGTTCATCGATTCGATGAAGGCCATGTCCTCGCCCATGCGGAACTCGGCGGTGTTGCCGTTCAAGTCGGCCAGCGCTTTGTCGATGTCGGAGTAGGCCTCGAGCATGCCGGTGGCGTCGCGCACCTGCACGGTGGTGCTCTTGGACTTCTGCACGCCGTAGTTCAGCAGGCGCCAGGTGGCGTTGGGCAGGCCCGAACGCACGGTGGTCTTGTGGCCGGCGCCATCGTTGGCTTCCATCCACAGCATGTCGGTCAGCATCTCGTTGGTCTGGCCGAGCAGCTCGATGACGGCGGCCGGTCGGCCGTCGGGATCGAGACGGGTGGCCCATTCCGCGAGCGTCAGGGCCGAAGAGGCAAGCGTTGCCATTGGGTTTCAGTCTCCGGTTGTGTGTGTGACTACTCGGCCGAGCCCTTGGGGCCCTCCGCGCCATAAAGCCGTTCGGCGAGCGATGGCGGCGGGCCCGGCGGGGCGGCATCGGCGCCCGGCGCGAACTTGTCCTCGGCCATCATCTGCCCGAGACGCACGAAGGCCCGGAAGACGGCGGGATTGTTCCCGGCGCCGGTCAGGTTCAGTGCCTCTCGCAGGCCGGGGACGTTCAGGCGATCGATGGCGCGCGCCGCCGAAGCGAGGGACGCTTCGAGCCTGGGCCCGCCAACTTCGGAATCGGCCTTGATTTCCCCGGTCCATTTGTTCTGCAGGTCGAGGAAGGCTTGCACGCCGGCAGTGGCGGCGGCCTTTTCCCTCGAAGCTGCAAGATCGATGAATTTCTGCGCCTGCTCCTGGCTGAGCCTGCTGTCGGCGAACAGCGCCATGGCGTCGGCCATCGCCTTTTCGTCGACGGTCACGCCGTCGGGCAGCTTGAACGCCTCGTACTTGACGGGCTCCGGTTCAGACCCTGGCGCGGGCGGCGCTTCGGCGACATTCGCATCGGGCCCGGCGGGATCCGGCGCGGCCGGTTTCGGTGGCTCCGCGCCCAGCAGCGACGGCTCGGGATTGGCCGGCACCGGTGAGGCCGGTGCCGGCGCTGGGGCCGCAGGAGCGGCTGGCGCCGGGCTTGCGGGCGCGGAAGGGATGTCTTGTGTCACGGCGTCAGTCGGCATGGTTGTTGGCTCCTTGCTTGCGGGCGCGCGCTTCGGCGGCCATGCGTGCGTAGCTGTCGGGGCTGAGACGCTCGATCTCGGCCAGCAGTTCCAGCCCGGCGCTGCGCCGGCCCTCGTTGAAGGCCATCACCGCCGGCTCGACGTGAAAGGACGACTGGAACACGCGCGCCTTGCCGAGCTCGGCCCAGATGAAGGCGCGGCCGCGAACGTCGGCCAGGATCCAGCGCAGGCCCTCGTCCACGACCGCGCGATTGGCCTTGATCGCCTTGTTGCGCTGCTGCTCGTTGCGCTGGCTGCCGAGTTCGCCCAGCTCATGCGGCGCCTCAGCCAT